AACCATCATATGACCAGTACCACCAGTTCTAACAATGTCACCAATTTTATAATAAGGATAATTAAACTTAACTTTGCTATCAGATTTTCCTGATTTTTTTTCCATTTCTGACTTAATAAATTCTTCTCTGTTTTTGCTTGTTACGGTTGGCATTATATGGCCCTTTCTGTAGTTTCTGCACTTGCTAAATGTGCTTGATGATGATCCATTCTTGCTAATAATATGGCTACTTGTGCTTTCATTTGTTCAATTTCTTTCTGAGTTTCTGTCTTGACAATAGTATCTTGTGCCGTTGTTTGAACACGCATTTCAGTATCATGAGCTTTAGTAGTCTGACGCATGAGTTCACGTTTAGTTTCGGCATCTTGTTTAACGCTTTCAATGTCTTGACGTTGTTTAATCATCATCTGAGCTTGTTGTAATTGTTGCGTTAACTGTTGAATCTGCGCTTGACCTTGTTTTAATTTCATTTGTATTGCTGGCGGTATGTCAGACATATCATCAATTTGTGCTAATGGGTTATTAATTGCTAATCGATCCGCAATAATGTCAGCACCAGGGAAGTCCATGTTTCTGACCAATAAATCACCGGCAACTTGCACTAAAGCAGGTTCAGCCGCGAATAATTGCATCATTGAATCTACTGCTTCTTGACGTTTGGAGTTGTATCCTGGGCCTGTATCCATAACCACATCAAATTCCCCAATAGTAACGTCATGCAATATACGCTGAATACCTTGTTCATCCATCTTCCGTTCATTAATTGTCATTATTTCAGGCTTACCATCATCACCAATAATCCGCATTGCACGTTCGGTATCGTATATTTTTGGTATTAAATCAAGAATAATCTTACCTGTATGCCGTATTGATCGCGTTAAATTGTCATAATAGTGCATATTCGTCATGTCGGCTTGCATTTGCTGACCTTGAATTGCCTTACCAGACTGTATTCCTTGTGGTAACTGATTTGGATCATAAATACCAATAACAGCTTGTAAATCTAAATTCATGGATTGCATTGCAGCCATTGCGCCTGTTGGCGGTGGTTCTGGTGATTGCCTTACAGGTGGTGGAGCTGTTCTGCCATCAATGTCGGTTTGTTTATAACGTAAGACAGGCATTGCTTTAATGTTTGCTTGCGCCCATTCATTTTCATGGCCTTCGTCTTGTCCTTCCGCTAAAATCCATTTAGCTTTAGGTGCAAGGGCAACAGACTCAGTTAAAGCCGTTGACCAATAGTTATACATACGTTGCGGATCTTTTGCCATCCGAACTAAACCAAATTTCTTATGTTTTCCTTGAACAATCGTTTGCTGACCATAAACAGGAATAATGGGAATGTATTTACCTGCCCATTCACCTTCTTCTAATACTTGCATTGCAGTAACCTTGCACCACATAATCTTTTTGCGGACTGATTCACGTTTGTTAATAATTTCAACACCCATTTCATCCATTAATTTTTTATCTAACTCATCCTCATAAATAGCTGAACCATCAGATAGTTGTATTAAAACAACACTTTCACGAACCGTATACCAATACTCCGCAACGCGGATTTCTTCTTTTTGTATCCAATCGCCCACAACATCGCCTGTTCCTCGGCTGACAAATCCTTGGTCAATTTCAGCATCAGGATATTCTGCGCTAAATGTCTTTTTAGGCATTAATGTTGTAATTAAACAACGCTCAGCATCTGAACCATCAGGCATGATGGAATTAGGATCAAAATAAACAGTAAAAGGGTTTTCAATTGCTTTAATGTAAATCTCTTGATCAAAACTGTTATCTTTAACATAGTCAGTAGTTACTCTCCAATATCCCCAACCCATGCGAACTGCATAATCTATACCATTAATATAAGCAGCGTCGGCATCAGATTGCAATTCAATGTGTCGGCAAATGCCTGTTAGTATCTGCGCTTGTTTTTCGTCAGACTGGGTATTCATTCCATGACATTTAATGCGTGGCCGTTGTTCTCTGATTTGATTAACAATTTGACGGCAATACGCATCAACTTTATTAATTGTTAAACAAGGCCTAGATTCTAATATTCTTGAATTTTGAACATCTACCGGCCATTGATCACCAGCACTAAATCTAACGTCATCAAGGGCTTCGGCACGATTATTGGAATCTCTGTCATTGCATTGACGTAGAAATTCCATTGCTTGTTGGATTCTACTGTCTTGATCAGTATCGATTTCAGCCATATTTTGCCCTCATTGTAAACATCATTTTAAACCTAATGTTGTTATATTACAACTAACCCATCCAACTACCTTGTTCATAATTAACTTTTTTAGGTTTATATTTTTTTGGTTCATTAACCATTAATCCAAGCATTCTAAACGCGTCCGCACCATGTGAATATTGATCATGTAATGGCTTTTGACTCCATGAGCCATCTTCGTCTACGTCATATCTATAATGCCGCAGGCATTGTAAGCCTTCATCGCAGTTTTCTCTATCAAAATAGCAACGGTTAAATATAGTTCTTGCAGCGTTAATACTGTCAGTCACAGGCACTCGATCTAATATCTGTACTTTATGGCCTGCACTACGCACAATTTCTTCAATACTGCGCCCAGTTCCCAAGTTCTTAGTTGCAGCATCATGAGGTAACCATAAGGTATCAAAGAAATATCCAAACTTCTGCATTTCTGACAAATACCATGAAATTGTCTGTTGATTGGCTTGCATATATCTTATGAGTCTTATCTCCATTCCAATAAATTGCACAAACCAAAGGGCTGTGTGGTCTGCCCAGCCGAGGTCAAACACAACATGAACAGGTTTAATAGAATCATAAGGTACGCGCGTTAACCTATTTTCAAGTTCTGCCATTTGCATTTCTTTAGCAAAAATAGCACCATCAACGGTAACTCTACAAATACCTTCCCAAACGGTATTGTAGGCCTCTGGATCACGCTGCTTTAATGCTAAGCGCTCTAAATCTAGTGTTTCAGGAAACCAAGGATTATCCGACCAATTAATCTTTTGAACAAACGAGTTTGCCGGTGGGCTTACCACAAACCTCTGATATGTTTCATCTGTCTCCAATTCTGGATTAAAAGTAATCCATATTTCAGAGCTTTCTCTACGAATAGTAGGGATAAGAACATTCCACGATGTTTTAGAAACTGTCTGTGCTTCCTCAACCCAACATATATCCACACCCTCAAAGGATTTGATGTTTGCGACATTGTTTTTAAGTCCAACAAAAGCAAACTCACTCCCATTTCTACCGCGTATATTAGTCTGGGTAATCTCATAAAACGACTCTAAACCTAATGCAAAAATTTGATCTGATAGTAATTTGTGGACTGAGTCTTTAATTGATGTTTGAAATTCCCTGGCACATAAGATGCGCAGTTGAGATTTACACCCCAAAATAAGCAATGCCCTAGCAACACCCCAGCTTTTAGCACCGCCTCTGCCTCCGTACAATATCTTGTATCTAGCTTTGTCGAATAAAAGCGATAGTTTCTCAGGAAACTCAGCCTTGGCAATTGCACCTTGAAGTTCATCCATTAGACTTTACAAATGTTACTTGAATGCCTGTTAATGGCTCACCATCTGCGCCTGTAATTTCTGTAGCTTGCACAGCTTTACCATCCATCCTATCCATAATTTCTTTAATAGCCCACGGCTCTGAATCTTCTGCTGCCTTAACTAAGTTCTCAGCTATTACACGCAACCGCCTAGCATCTTCTTGCACAAGAACCTTACGCAACTCTCCATGAAAGAGCTTGCCTTTAGCCGAATTCTTATTACCTTCAGGTGCAGCCATTGTAACAACTCCTAATTATTTGATTAACAAAACTTTATTGTTGTTTTTCTACAACAGTTTCATCAATAGTTTGTTGTATTTCTACAACACTATCTTGTTGTATTTTTGCAACTTGAGGAATAGCTTGATCTCTAATTTTTTGTATGATACCGGCTACTTCAGCGTAAGCTCCCATACCTAAATGTTTGAGGATAAGTTCTATTTCTTTAATGTCGTGATTTAAATTAATCATTTTTTACCTTTTTGTTTTGCTTCGCGTTGTACGTTTAGGGCTATTGCTATTGCTTTTTTGGGTGGCTGTCCGGACTTGATTTCTTGTTTGATGTTCTTGCTCACTACTTCTTTCTTGCTTGATTTTATTAATGGCATCTTGTATCTCCTGATCGGTTAATGCAACTTCATGAACTAAACTAATATTGGTTGCTACCCTTGTTACAGGAAACTCTACCATTTTTACTTTATACCATCCAAAATGGGCCATTATCTTTTCTAATAAAGGAGTTTTATCTTGTATATCTAACATTATTTTTTTCCTAATTAAGTTGCCATATAATTACTTATTTGCAAAATATTATCC